CTCAGTGCCGCCTCTGCCAAACTCTCTACGCCAATCAAGTCCTCTTTGTGCCTCTGTCCTCATTGCAGCTGTAGGTGTAAAGCTCTCGGCTCTTTCTTCATTTTCAGCTGCCCATCTGTTGCAATAATAATCTGCCTGCACATTATCTTTCCAAAGATCACAATAACCCTCTTGGTAAAAGTAACAATTAGCGCAATTGCGCCCCTCTGGTACATCTTCACTAGATGCCGGTCTATAATTTTGGGGTAACTCTCTTGTACCAAACTCTGAAATGTTTATTGCTGTTAATTGATCCTCAGCTTGAGCTTGAGTTTTGTGACAGCCTATTAACTCATTGTTTTCATCTTTGACTACTGCAAAACCTTCACAGTCTGGATGATTACTTACTACGCTGTATGGCATCTAAAATCTTTCTAGCTTCATCTAGTCTAGGTGTTATTTGAGGTGCACCTTGTCGCACTCCGGCAACAGCGGCCATATCTCCATAAGCTCCAAAGGTCACAAGAGATACCTCTGCTAAATGCGCCTTTATACGCTCCATAACACCATCTGGTCTTTTGCGGTTTTTAATAGGCATAAACCCAATAGATAATTGATCTAATGCGCCATCTCTTACAAGTTCTAAAGCTTCATCACCTTCTCTTGTTTTTGAAATTCTAAACTCTGCATATAAACCATCATCTGTTTCTTTTAACAAGGTGGCTCTACCTAGCACATTGTTTTCACCATGACCACGCAACAGTTTTACTCTGTGAGGTGCTCGGATAACATCTGCAAAAACACCTTTTCTGAATATCTCAGTAATGGTGCCATTGATGCGCTGCTCTTTATTGTATGGGACTGCTATGCCATAGATAGTGCGCCCATCACCATCTGCAAGGCGTAGTTGTAACTCTACCGAGTATTGTCTATTTTCTATGTCATTGTTCATCTATCACCTCTTGTACTTGTGAGCTTGCATCTGTCTCATCATCAAATTCGCCCTCTTCATAATCCATAGACTCAAGATTTTCTCTATCACGCACCTCATCAACAGTTAAAAATCCACTTGACAGTGCGGTTGCGTATGCCGCATAGCGACTAGCTGTATCTGTCTTAAGCATTGAGTCATATTTAAATTTAGCTGTTTGTCCACGCACTAATAGATCTGAAAAGGCAGCCTCAATTCTTTCAGCTATGGGCTGTATTGAAAATTTAATAAGCTGTAAGTTTTCTTGTTCAACATTGCTATAAGTGCGGCTGCTGTTTGGTGCGCCTAAATAATAAGCCGGTAGGCCAAGGATGTTTGCGGCCTCTGTAAGTCCGGCTGTTTGTGCCTCTACCAATTGGCTCTCAGCTGCGTTACTACTTAGCACCTCAAAGTCTGTAGATGCGTTCATGACTACAGGTGATCTATTGCGTGATGAGTACATTGACATCCATGCCGACTTCAAAGCATCTGCCTCTTCACTTGTTAGATCTGGGTTAGCAGATTTAATAACAGCTGTAGGATTTACTCCACCATCAAAGTATCTAGCTGCATACTCATTTATCGCAATTTCCTTACCTAGTGATTGTTTTGCAACAGCTAAGATGCCTCTGCCTACAAGATCACCCGGCATTGTAAAATTTTTAATATGAAAAATCTCTGACCGATCATAAACTTTCTCATCAATTCTATAAACAATTTTGCCTTTATCTCTTGACACTTGCACCCGATCAGGTGCGACTGGATAAAGACTGTCTGGATAACCATTAGCTCCTGGCTCACCTAACACTGCAATGTAATTACCATCCATTAACAAACCTGCAGCCATAGCTGCAATAGTTTCCATTCTTGTCTCTGTTGGATTAGGTCTTGCTAAAATGTTTGGTTTAGGCATTACCTCTCTGCCATTGCGATATGCACAAAGCTCTAGTGCGCCGATTGCATCTGCAATTAAAGAGATACCTCTAAAGATTGCAGGTATGCCAAGTGCGGTGCGGCCATCTACATAAGTGCCTGCATAGTTACCTTCAAAAAATCTGCCGACTCTACCAAGAGAGTCCACATAACCGCTGGATGTATAAACAAGGCCGGGTTGTATCTGTCTCTTAAGTAGCTTGCCAAGCATTATTTACCTCTAACCTCTAAAGCAATGCCGAATAAAATTAAAAATACGCCGCCCAATAATACTCCAGAAATCAAACTATAGGATGCGACACCTAAGACTATCAGTAAAGAACCTGCTACTTGTAAAATAGTTGATATGTATTTCATTAGTACATCTTACTCCTTGCCACTGGTCTCTCTTCGATTGTAGTCACTACTCCATAGCGTGCCAGTGTTACCGCTACAAGTGGCGTGATGTTTGTTGTGCTCTGTCTATTCCATGCCCATGAGTCTCCCAGTGGTCTTTTAGTAGAGCCAAGAATTGCAGCTCTAAGATTTGGGTCATCTATATGACAGATTGTTTTAGCTTGCACAGCATCATAGAAAGATCCACACGCTCTTGCATAATCTCTAAGATGTATTGCCATTACTCCTACATTCTCTTTTTGTAGCTCTGCAATAAGTGAGGCTGCAGGTGAGCCGGTATCTATGACCACCTTTGTTTTATATCGCTTGCATAGCTCAACCAATTTAGGCAATACCCATGAGGTGCCCTCTTTACACTCAATAAGCTCTACAGGTGTGTAATGTAAAACCTTGCCGCTGACCGCAATAGCAGCTCTATCACGCTCCCTGGATATATCAACGCCAAAAACCACTTGATCGCCTAAAACTATGTCAGTCCTAGCTAGTGCATCCCAAAGCTCTGTTTGGATAACTTGCACTGCATCTTTAGCCGGCCAGACATTAAGCCATTCTTTTGTAAAAATTTCTGGACTGTTAGTTAATGAAGCCTCTTTTACAGCTTCAAGTAAAACTCCCTTCTCTTCATGTAAAGATGGAATTGCCTGATACCAGACATCTTGATCCATATAGTCAAAATCATCTGACATAGGTGACCATTCAAACCAAGCTAGTTTATTGGTTGGCTCTGCTATCTCTCTATGTCCAAGCTCTCGGTAATGCTCTAGCAGCTCTGACTCGCCTGGTCTGCCTGCATTAGACATAATCCAAAGCTGACCATTGCGCTTTGTTGCCAATGTTGGCTGTAGGTTTGCTATGAGTGACAATGGATGTGTCAATGCCTCATCAATAACCATTAGGTTTAAACTTAATCCTCTTGCACCCTTGTCATTAGGTGTTACAACACCATAAGTAGATCCATTGCGCATGTAGATCTTTTCATTGCCATTAGTTTTTGAAACCCTTGCAATACGCTTTGAAAACTTTGGCGACATCATAAAACTTAATAAATGCTCTTCCCATTTAACCTTAGCCATATTGCGGTCTTGAGCTGTATAGGCAACATGTCTTTTGGGTTGTAATAGCTCATAAGCAATGCGTGTTTCTATTAGTTTTGACTTGCCGCTTTGTCGGCTTACTTGAGCTGCAACAGTGCGGTATTTATACAAGCCATCTTTGTCTTTTTCTAAACCCACATCACAGACATATTTTTGCCATTCGAAAAGGTCAAAGCCCAACAGTTCTGCAACAAGTTGCATCCTGTCGCCATCTGTCTCACAAGCTTCATCTCTTAAAGATGCCCACCTAGGTGGACACTTACTTAAAAATGTCATCTGCCTCTGGCAAACCGCAATAAGTCCAGATCTCTCTAAGCTCTCTGGATATAGATGGGATGGTGTGTGTGTTTTCACCGGTCTTTTCTATAGCATCCCACGCTGTTGCCAAACCAAGTAAAGCTACCTGAGTGACACCATCAATATCTACACGCCCCTTCAAGGCGTTATTCATTGCAGCTGTATGTCTGCCAATTGCAGGCTTACCACTTACGACTGTTTTTAACGGCTTTCCTTTTTTTGTTACCATAAATCGCTCCCTTCGAATAGTTGCAATGTGCACACGCAGGCCTTAATGTACCAACCCAAAGCTCTGGAGCTGGGAAGGTGTCAATAGGTGGATCATGGTCAATAGTGGTAGCTGCAGCCTTTTTGCAGTAAAAACAGGCCGGTTGCGTAGCCAAAATAATCCGGCGCATTTGTTTGTAATGAGCGTTGTATTTTCGACTTTTCAAAGTCTTCATAACAAAATTGTTATCTTTTTTTTGAAATTTCAGCTTGCTTCGGGGAGAGAGAAACGCAGCACGGCGGCGTATTCCGCAAGCGTGCGTGGCAGGAAAAAACAGCTGTCATTTAGTCTATTTTAGAAACCAAAATGTGCAGCGTAGCAGTGCTAGTGCCGGTAACCGCCCACAAATTCTCACCCTCAGCTAATGACAGGCGTACCTCATCACCATCATCTAACAAGTAACCATTAGAGCTAGTTACTCCACTGTTGCCAACATAAAGAGCATTCTTCGCATGTAGCAGTACATCTCTCACCACATTATCTACACTAATTATTGATTGACTTGTTGTCGTCACTGTTACTTGACTGTTTATGATCGCCATGTATTTGTTCCTCACTTTGTAGTCTTGCACGCCTAAACCTTTCAAAGTCTGCGTGTTGTCTTAATCCTACCCAATTCTTTCTTTGATGCTCCATCTGTACACCGGTGTGTGCATATATTTTATAGCCAAAGCTCTTAGCTCTTAAACACCAAAGTAGATCCTCACCTATCCACTCTTTGTGCAGTGGCATATCCTGGTAATAGCACCATTTGTCACCTTGGTGTATTTGATCAGCTTCTTTTCTAAAGCGATCAAAGACGGATCTATGTACCAGGATTGCTCCTGTCCCAGCTGCATCAACCTCTACAATGCTATCAGGCTCATAGTCATGTAATGCGTATAAGCCACTATCTTTACCTTGTCTAAATATACAAGGCACTGGCTCTAAGTATGCTTCTCCTACTTCCCAGCCACCATGTACAACAGCTGACACAATCGGCCTAGTCTTGGCATCTGCCGCTGCTATTAGTTTTTTAAAGTCATTCACTGTAAAGCGTTGATCGGTGTCGATCTGCAATAACCAATCATCTGTTGTCTTCTCCATAAAGGTTGCAACTACTTGATTGCGTAAGCGACTAATAACACCTGATCCTTGCAATGATATAAATTGACCCAATTGCTTTTGAGATCTAGCTACATCTAACAAGCTTGTAAGAAAGTCTGTGACTACATAACCCGGTGAGCAGATACCAATTGTAATCTTCTCTGTGTCTTTCATATAGACATCCAGCCTAAGTATTCTGCATCTGGGTTATCAAGTAGCCATTGCTCACGCAGCTTGTTTTGATATGCCCAATCTATATCTGCCATGTTAATGCCATCCCTTCATAAGCCAATGAGACCATGCTCCACAGGCGTTTGCTACACCAAATCTATCAGTGCCATACCTGTTTTTAAGGTATTTGATATGCCATGTAATTTGTTGCCGATAATTAGCTGTAGCTAGATAAACAGATCTGCCTTGTGGTAATCCATAATGAGATCCATTCTGTGCCCGAATATCCCAACGGCTATTTTCCATTGTAATCAATGATGTAAGGCAGCTGTATTGATCTGCGTTAAGTTCTAATTGTTTAAAGTATTCCATTTGATATGTTCTTTTGTTTTGTAAAGCATTTACAGAATTTATATTTATTAGATTAACTACTATTACAAATATTGACACTTGGGTGACTAGATTTTTAGGAAAGCCCCCCCACCCCCATATAAAAAATTTTTTATATCGGTTGGACAGTGACACTCGGTATGACTGAGTTTCAGTGTAAGCCCCCACAAAGCGATTGTAATTTAACATAGGTAACCATCCTTTACAAATTGTTAGTAAAGTGCGTGTTGAGCCTTCTCGGCTATTCGGCATGTCAAACACAATTGATCCGGCATAACCCATTGGCCGCACTTTGTACATCTAATTGGTTCACTCACAAGTAGGCTCTGCCTCTTGAGCAGCTCGCTCCAATAGTACATCTACAAGCTCTAAAAATGGCCTGCAGTGCCGCTTGGTAACAAAGTAACATTCAACCTCAATCTGTCTAGCCTGGTCATAAATTGTGGCAATTGTCCAGAATTGTCTTGTTGATACCGGTATTGCAAACACACCTTTTGTAACTTGGCTCATGTACACATAGGCAAAAGGTTTGATAAGTTTTTGATCAAAACCATAAACAGTATCTACTAGGATTAAAGAATGTGGGAAATCATCCTGATCCCTAAAGCTCAAAGCTCTGCTCTTTACTTCAAGGATTAAGTTATCGACAACAATGTCCTTCTCATTTTCTGTTTTGTCTTTTATTGCATCATGCGTTGTCGCAATACTAAACTCCGGTACATCTACCTTTGGTACGCCATATTGCCGCAATAGATCTGCAACATAATGATTGTAGCCATGACCCTCAGCCATGGCCTTGTGATAATCAAATGTCATTGTCTGCACCCACAGGAGAAACAAAGCTTTGTCATGCCTTCATGCAAAAGCC